TACTGGTGATATTAAATTGACTAATTTTCGTCCAGTAAAAATAACAGATGGAACTACTTCTATTAAATTAACTGTTACACCAGAAATAAACAATAGTGATATTACACCTGTCAGAGAACATATTATAACATATGATGAAAGTGATACAACAGCTATTACTATTAATATGGTAGCAGAAACAATAATCTAATATGACAACAGTAAATCCAAATCAACCGATTCATCCTAAGTTTGATGAACGCATAAGTGTTAAGGTCGGGGGTCAACTTCCTGCATTTGTAAAACAAGACCATGAAACATTTGTTGCTTTCATGGAGGCGTATTATGAATACATGGAGCAACAGGGAAAGCCTTATGAAATTATTGGAAATCTTGACAACTATGCAAATCTTGATAAAACAACGGATGAGTTCTTAGATTATTTTAAAAATCAGTTTGCACAAGATATTCCTGAAGCTGTTTTTGCAAACGCAAATAAACCATTTGTATTAAAACATCTTAGAGATTTTTATCGTGCAAAAGGTAGTGAAAAATCTTTTCAGTTTTTATTTCGTCTATTATATAAAGAAGAAATTAGTTTTTATTTTCCTGGTAAAGATTTATTAAGAACTTCAGATGGTAGATTTGGAAAAAGTGAAATAATAAGAACTGTTGATAATAGTGGTTCAGATTCTATATTTAATTTTGTTGGTAAAAAAATTAAGGGTGAAACATCCGGTGCAATTGCTTGTGTAGAAAATGTAATTAATGAAATCATCAATAATGTTGCTGTCTCAACTATATTTCTTTCTGGTGTGATAGGTACATTTATTGCTGGTGAAAAAATATTTATTGGTACTGTAGAGAGTATCACAGTTACAGATGGTGGTTCTGGTTATGTTAATCCACCTGATGTATTTATTGATGGTGGTGGTGGTGAAGCCACTAGAGTTACTGCTGTTATTACTAATGGTGCTGTTACTGCAATAAACATAGACAATAAAGGTTTTGGTTATACTTCAGTACCTAATGTAAGTATAGCACCTGAAAATAGAAAAACTATTCAAACAAGAAAAACAGCAACAGCAACAGCAACACTGACTACGTTAGATGATACTAATTCATTTACACTTGGTGGAATGATTACAGATTATTCTATATCAAGTAGTGGTAACAATTATAAAGTTGGTGATATAGTTCGTCTTTCTGGTTTTAATCAAAAAGGCACATTAATAAAAATTGCTGATTTAACTGTTGGTTGGATTACTGACTATACAATAAATGATGGTGGAATTAATTATGAGGTTGGTGATAAACTGACAATTAATAATACAAATAGTATGGATATTGATGCTAGAACTGCCAGTATTCTTGTAAAAGAAGTAGATAGTTCTGGAACTATAACTAAACTTGAAATAGAAAATGGTGGTAGAGGTTATACTTCTTTACCAACAATTTCTGGTGGTGGTAGTGGAAGTGGTTTAGATATCACTTTAATTGGTGATAATATTGGTGGTGTTAAAACATTAAAAATTGAAAATAATGGTTTTAGTGTAACTGAAGATATTGATTTAGATTTTTCAAATCTTGATGGTAGTGGTGCAGCTGGTAAAGCTTTATTAGGTGGTTATGAAGATTCTTTTCAATCTGGTTTTACTGGAACAAATGGATTTTTAAATTCTGACAAATATATTCAAGATAGTTTTTATTATCAATTGTTTTCTTATGTAATTACTTCTGGACAAACAATTGATAAATGGAGAGACATTGTTAAAAGAGTTGTTCATCCTGCAGGCTTAGCATTATTTGGAAACTATCAAATTATTTCTAATATTGATTTGGGTGAAACATTTAGATTAACTAATGTACTTGATACAAAAGATAGATATACTATTATTTTTCACGACCCAGACCAAGATACAATACTAGATGCTCGTGATAAAATTGCTAAAACTCTTAGAGTGCCAATTGAGTCTTGTAATGAATTTCAAAATATTTTGGTTTTTGCAGATGACCAAGATTATAACAGAAACTTTGAAAATGAAGGTCCTTTAAAATTTGAAAGTGATGCTGAGGCAGAAGCTAATATTGAAGATTATCAAACTTCCAGTTTAACTGAAGCTGTTACTGAAACAGAAGATTTTGGTCTTACAACACAAAGTACTTTTCATCAAGCACCTACAAAATGTCAGACTTATGAACAAGACCTTGGTATTCAGAAATTATCAACATTGGGTGGATTTGATGATTATCTATTTGCAAGAAGATTTTTTAGAGAAGATGGTTCAATAGAAGAATTTGAAGCTTCTAGGCTGGAAGAATATCAAGTTAGTCCAACTGGTTTAAATTCAGAAAGTATAACAGAAACAGAAGATTTTGGTTGGGTCTTTGAAGATCCGAATGGTGTAACACAGTTAAGATTAGGACCTTTAAGAAGAACTATTGATAGACAGAAATTTAATAAGCAGGGTGGATTTAGTCAGATAATTGATACAGTAAAAGGTCTTCAGGATATTACTGTTACTAATCAAGGTTCAGGATATGTTGCTGTTCCTAATGTTACTATTTCTGCATCACCTACTGGAGGAACACAAGCAACAGCTACTGCTGTTCTTGGAACTGGTGCTGATTCAGATAAAGTTGTTAGTATTACTATTAATAATATAGGTTCTGGATATGGAGCTCCTCCAGGATATTCTAATTTTGTATCTGTAACAATTGACCCTCCTGCTAGTGGAGTTCAGGCAGAAGCAACTGCTGTATTTCTCAGAGCATCAGGAACAAAAATTGAACAATTTAAAGATGAGCAGATTTTTGAATATAATTTATTTGCTGGACTAAAAACAAAAAGAGTTATGAACTCTACGTTCAAGCAATTTGCAACAGCTACTGGACTAAGAGTTTATGGTTTGCCTTTTGGTGGAACTGGTGGAGCAGTATCAAAAGGATATTATACTGGTGGTGCAAATTTACAAACAAATTCTATTTTTGATAATATACAAAGATTTAGTGTTGTTACAGACGGAAATGGAGCTACTACTGTTGGAAACTTATCATCTTCAAAATATCTTGGAGCAGGATTATCATCAGCAATAGATGGATATTACGCTGCTGGCAATAGTGGACAATTACCGACATTATTATTTTCTTCTATAGAAAAATTTAATTTTGTTTCAGAAGGTAATTCTACAGCTGTTAGTAATATTACACAGGAAATTGATTGTCCCATAGGAATAAAGTCAGAACTAAATGGTTATGTTTGTGGTGGACTTACATCTGATACACTAGCTGTTGATACAATAGATAAATTTAATTTTGTTACAGAAGCAGAAGCTACTACAGTTGGAAGTTTGTCTAATACAAGGTCTCAAATTGGTGGTAGTGCGTCATCATCAATAGATGGTTATGTTATAGGTGGTGTTTTTGATAATGTTGATGGACCTACTGTTAATATAATTGAAAAATTTTCTTATTCTAATGAATCTAGTATTATTGATGTTGGAGATTTATCAGTAGAAAAAGCAAGAGGCTCAGGTAATTCTTCACAATCTGATGGATATTATGGTGGAGGTCGTCCAGATGTTACTCAAAATCCAGTTTTACAAGTAGTCGAAAAATTCAGTTTTTCAACTAATAATGTTACTAATAATGTCACTAATTTAACTGCAGCTAGAGAAGATTTAGGTGGAGTATCATCAACTACCGCTGGTTATAATATAGGTGGTAATATTATTAATTTTGTTGCAACAGTTGTTGTAGATAAATTTCTATTTAGCTCAGAATCACCCTCAGTTGGCGTTGGTGATTTGGATACTGAAACAATGGGTGGCTCTACACAACAAATTTAAATAAACATATTTTTTTCAAAAAAAGTGTTATAAATACAGATAGTATAAAAACTAATTAAAAGGAAATGCAATATGAGTGCTATAATTAATAATAGTTTTAGAACATTTAATGCCAATAATTTTATTGATTCTGTAGCTATAGATAGAAATAGTGTCTATTTAGCTATTGGTAAAAGTGACCCGTGGAGTGGTCCTAGTGAAGGTGAATATGATGCAACTACTCCTTCTGATGTCAATCCTCCAGCTCCACCTCTTGATACCAGTATTGCAACCTCTAAACATTGGGATGATTTTATAGCATTAAAGCGTATCAATAGTAGTAGTGTTTCTCATGTAATTAAGAGAATTAACTGGACTAGCGGAACAGTATATGATGCTTATGATGATAAACAAGACGATTTGATTGATAAAGATTTTTTTGTATTTGACCCTGATACTTTTAATGTATATAAATGTTTAGATAATAATGGTGGTGCAACATCTACTGTTAAACCAACAGGACAATTGACAACTTCTAATCTTAGAAGTGCTGATGGTTATGTCTGGAAATTTATGTTTGAAGTAAAACAACCAGATGTTTTAAAATATGTTACTAGTGATTGGATTCCAGTAGCAAAAACACCAGCTAGTGTAACTACACATCCTGAACAAAAAAGTGTAGAAGATGCAGCTATAGACGGAAAACTGGAACATATTAAAATTACAAATGGTGGTAGTGCTTATATTAGTGATACTGGAACTGTTGCTGGTGTTCCAAGTGCAAATCAGATTACATTAGATGCAAATGCTTCTGCTGTAGATGATATATATAATGATATGGATGTTTTTATTACATCAGGAACAGGTAATGGCCAGTTGAGAAGAATTACTGATTATGATGGTTCTACAAAATTAGCTACATTGAGTTCAGATTGGACTACAAATCCAGATACTAATAGTGGATATAGTGTAGCACCAGCCGTAGTTGTAACTTCAGTTGGTACTAATAATGGTTCTGGAGCAACATTTAGAGTAAGAACTGTAACAGCAGGCGTGATAACAGATGTTGTTCAGGTTGATGGTGGAACTGGTTATCGTCAAGCCACAGCTTCTATTGTAACAGCAGCTAATGGTGTCAATGCTACTCTTGTTCCAGTAATTAGTCCTATTGGTGGACATGGAAGTAATGCAGTTAAAGAATTAGGCGGTGCATTTGTTATGATGAATACAAGACTGACTGGTACAGAAGGTTCAGATTTTCCTGTTAATGATGATTTTAGAAAAGTTCATGTTGTAGTTAATCCGAAATTGATTGGAACAAATACTACTGCTACAGAAAATACATATAGACAAGTATCAAATCCAGAACTTGAAAAAAATACAGGTGAAATTATTTACACAGAATTTAGAGTTCCTATTAATCGTTCAGCTGATTCCACGGAAGATATAAAATTAGTTGTTGAATTCTAATTTATATGAATAATTCAAAACACAGAAATAAAGGTTACTATGTCGAATAATATTACAATTAATACAAATCAAGAGCCATACTATGATGACTTTGATGATGATAAGAATTTTCATCAAGTTATGTATAAACCAGCTCTTCCTGTACAGGCTAGAGAATTAACTACGCAACAAAGTATACTTAGAGATCAAATTAAGAAATTTGGCGACCATGTTTTCAAAAATGGAAGTAAGGTAACAGGTGCTGACCTCGTTTTAAATCTTGATTTTGAATATGTAAAACTTAGTCAAACACTTAATGGTGTTAATATTGATGTTTCTGGTTTTGACAATAAAACAATTATAGGTAAAGAGTCAGGCACGAAAGCATTGGTTCTTAAATCAGTTGCTAGAGATTCAACAACAGGTGACCCTGATACACTTTTTGTTAAATATATTTCTGGTGAAGCTGTTACACAATCAGTACAGGCTATTAATGTGGTGAATGGTGGAAATGGTTTTGTTACAGAACCTAATATAACTATTACTGCTAAAACTGGAGATACTACTGGTTCTGGTGCTACAGCGATAGCAAAAATTAGTAATGGAAAGATTACTGAAATCAATGTAACTAATAAAGGTTCTGGATATACCGTTGCACCTGATGTTAATATTACTGGTGGTGGTGGTGTTGGATATGAAGTTAATGCAACAATAAATACTAAACCAACCTTTGATCCAGGAGAATTAATTAGTGCTACTGATTTTAGTGTTTCTGCAAATGTCATTCCTTTAACACCTGCTTCAATACAAACTATTGATATAACAAGAGGTGGTTCAAATTACACTGTTGCACCAAATGTAACAATATCTGCACCAGATAATTCTTCAGGTGGTACTAATGCTACAGCAACATCAACAATTGTTAATGGTGTTGTTACGGAAATAACAATAACAAATTTTGGTTCAGGTTATGATACAGTTCCAACTGTAACAATTGATGCAGCTCCAGCCGGTGGTGTGACGGCAACAGCAACAGCAACCTTATCTACTCCTACTGGTAAGGGTAGTTCTGCTTCTATTGAAGAGGGTGTTTTTTATGTAAATGGTAATTTTATTAAAACACAAAAACAGACTGTTATTCTTGAAAAATATTTTAATAATCCTTCTTACAAAATAGGTGTTGAAGCAGTTGAAACAATAGTTTCTTCAAACGATGATATATCATTGACTGATAACGCACAAGGTTCTACAAATTTTGCAGCACCTGGTGCTGATAGGTTAAAACTTGTTTTAAATCTTGAAAAGAAAACACTTACATCAACAGATGATACAGATTTTTATGAGCTTCTAAGAGTTAATAAAGGTATTAAAGAAAGAGATATTAATGTTCCTGTCTATTCTGTATTAGAAGAAACATTTGCACGAAGAACTTTTGATGAGTCTGGTAGTTATACTGTAAGGTCATTTAATATTCAATTAAAAGATGATCCAACTGATGATACAAAATTTATTGTTCGTTTAGACCCAGGTAAAGCATTTGTTGAAGGTTTTGAATTTGAAACTCTTATATCAACAGATATTAAAGTTGATAAGGCTAGAAGTACTGTTGATTTAAATGGTTTTGATAGACTGATGCAATATGGAAATTATATTATTGTAAAAGACTATAACGGTTTATTTGATATCACAAACCATGCCCAAGTTGATTTACATAATGCAGCTCATGGAAGTTTAACTTTAACAAATCCAACGACCTACTCTAGTAGTAAAATAGGAACAGCTAAAGTAAGAAATATTACCTTTCATAGTGGTACTGGTTCTGCTTTACTTTATAAAATGTATCTTTATGATATTCAATTAACCAGTTCGACTTTTGCTTCTGTTGAATCAATTGTAATACCTGTAGACGCAGCCACAACTCCTGTAGATTTAAGTGCAAAAGCAAATATAGATGCTACAGGACAATCTAGTGGTGATACAATTCTTTTTGAAACTTCTGACAATACTTTAGTATTTAAATTACCACAAGATACAATTAAAACAATTCGTGATAAAGATGGAAATGTTGATACAAGTTATACTATTAAAAGAGTTTTTCCAAATCAAACTTTTACTAATGGTAGTGTCACCATATCAAGTGCTGGTTCTTCTGAAACTTTTGTAGGAGCTGACCCCTCAAGTGATTCAGTAGAAAGAGAAAATTATATTGTTACTAATAAAGCTACTGGTGCTATTGTTCCTTTTGATGGACCCGGTCAAGAAATTACAGTCAATGGACCTGCTAATACAACAGTAACTTTGAATGCTAATACTACTACTTTTACTGGTGATATTATTGCTACTCTTAATATTGATAATAAACAAGAAAAAGTAAAAACATTAGTAAAAGCCAAAGTTGAAGAAATTTCTTCACCAAATACAACGGCTCTTTCTTCTGATTCTTTAAATCATTCTGATTGTTATGAGGTTCGAGCTGTTTATGATTCTGGTAATATTTCTAATGCAGCTACTCTTCCAACTCTTAATGTTTCTGGTGATGCAGATTTATTAATTGTAGGTGAAGAAATGGTTGGTGAAACATCCGGTGCTAAAGGTATTGTTGTTTCATCTTCACAAACTGTTATTGAGTATGTTGTAGTTTCTGGAACATTTCAAGTTAGTGAAGTTGTCTCTGGCACTACAAGTCTGAATGAAAAGACAGTTGGTTCAATAGTTGCCGGTGACACAGAAATAAAAAATAAGTATGATATGAATACTGGTCAAAAAGATAATTTTTACGACCACGGTTCAATCAAATTAAAAGAAGGTCAAACAGGTCCTACAGGACAGATTAAAGTTGTATTTGATTATTTCACACATTCAGGAGTAGGTTATCTTTCTGTTGATTCTTATGCAACATTAGGAACAAACTCTTTTTCACTAATACCTAAATTTGAAAGTCCTGTTACTGGTGAAGTAGTTGAATTGAGAGATTGTGTTGATTTTAGGCCAAGACGAGTTGACGAAGGTACTGCTATTGAAAATATTGAATTGCCAGTTCCCAATACAAATTGGCAAGCCGATTATAGTTATTATCTTCCAAGAACTGATACAGTTTATTTAAGTAGAGAAAGAAAGTTTGGTTCAAATACTGGTGTACCATCATTGAAAACTACACCACCTCCCAGACTTGATGGAACAATGAATCTTTACACAATTTATATTCCTGCTTTTACTTTTAAAGCAAGTGATGTAACTGCACAGTATATTGAAAATAAAAGATATACAATGAGAGATATTGGTAAGTTGGAAAAAAGAATTGCTAATGTAGAGTATTACACTTCTCTCTCATTGTTAGAAAAAGATGCAGAAGCACTTGTTATTAAGGATAATGCTGGTTTAGATAGATTTAAGAATGGAATATTGGTTGATGGTTTTAATGGTCATAGTGTTGGTAATGTTTTAAGTTCAGACTATAAATGTGCAATTGACTTTGATGAAAAGATTTTACGTCCAAGTTTTAATTCAAATATCACTGATGTCTTTTATAGTTCTTCTAGTTCAGCAGGTGTACAAAAAACAGGAGATTGTGTTACATTACCATATACTACAACTGCATTTGTAGATCAATCAATAGCTAGTAAGGCTATTAATGTAAATCCATTTGCCGTATTGGCATGGGTAGGAACTATTGAACTTGACCCACCTAGTGATAATTGGGTAGATACAAATACAAATCCAGAGGTTATTGTAAATCTTCAAGGTGAAAATGATGCTTGGGAAAGTTTGGTAGGTTTATCATTCGGTACACAGTTTAATGATTGGCAAACATTGGGTACTGGTAGAGAAAGAGTGTTAGCAACAAACACAAGTACTGAACGAAGAGGTGGATTTCCATTTATTAGAAGAAGGACTACACAAACAGTAGAACAAACAGTTAATCAAACAAGAACTGGTATCAGAAATGAGATTACTGGTGTTGATACTGTTAGGAATAGTATTGGTGATAGAATTGTAGATGTTTCTGTAGTTCCATTTATTCGTGCGAGAGATATAGATATTAGTGTAAGGGGTTTAAAACCTAATACAAGAATATATGTATTCTTTGATAGTGAAGATGTTTCAGAATTTTGTACTCCTTCTGGTGGTTCATTGGGTGATGCAATATATACTGATGATGGTGGTTCTATTGATGGGTTAACATTTTCTATTCCAAATAATGATACACTAAGATTCCGAACTGGTGAACGACAAGTATTATTAGTTGATAATCAAAGTGGTGATTTAGTAACAGCTTCTACTTATGCTGAAGTAACATATGCAGCTCAAGGATTACTACAGACAAAAGAAAATGTTGTAGTATCATCAAGAGTTCCGAGAGTTCAAACATTTGGACAAGGTAGTGCTACAGAGTTTAGAACTTCTACTAACACATTTAATCGTGTTAATGTTGGTGGTTGGTTTGATCCATTGGCTGAAACATTTCTGGTTGATGAAGCATTATATCCAGATGGGATTTTTCTTTCAGATATTGATTTGTTTTTCAAATCAAAAGATGATGATGGATTACCTATAACGGTAAATATTAGAGACACTTTGAATGGTTATCCTGCTAGAGTAGTATTACCATTTTCAGATGTTTCTAAGTTTCCTGAAGATGTTAATATTAGTGAAGATGCCAGTGTTCCAACAAACTTTAAATTTCCATCATTGGTTTATTTACAGCCCGGTGAATATGCCATTGTTGTATTGAGTAATAGTTTAAAGTATGAAGCTTACATTGCTGAAATGGGTGAGAATATTGTTGGAACGAATAGAAAGATTTCTGAACAACCATACGCGGGTGTATTTTTTAAATCTCAAAATGCATCAACATGGAGTCCAGACCAGAATCAGGATTTAACATTTAAGTTGAATATGGCAGAGTTTGATATTTCAAACCAATCAGCAGCTGCTATTTTTAAAGATGGACTTGTTGGAAGTCAGTTTCCTGCTAGTACTAAGTATAAAGCAGATATTGTTCAACTAGTACCACAAGAAATTCGTATAAACAATACAGGAGTATTTTGGAGTATAAAAATGACCACAGAAAGTGGTAATCCTCCATCTACAACACTTGATTCAGATTTTGAACCTGTTATTCAAAATACTAATTTTCAACTTAATACACAAAAGATAATAACTGGTAGAGAGACAGCACAATCTGAAGGAACATATGTGTCTAAAGCACAGTTAGCATCTACTAGTAAATTTATTAGTCCAGTAATTGATACTGCTAGAAATAGTGTTATTACTATTGAAAATATTATTAATAACTTAACTACAAACGAAACTAATTCTGAAGGTGGTGACGCAACAGCTCGATATATTACAAGACGCGTAAATTTAAAAGATGGTTTTGATGCTACTGATTTAGAAGTCTTTATGACTGCTAATCGTCAATCAGGTTCTAATATTTTTGTTTATTATAAAGTACTGTCACAGTTTGATAGTGATACTTTTGATAATAGGCCATGGACTTTAATGACA